AAACATTCTTAACAGACCCCAAGAAACTTAATGAGTTCGGGTTGCGCCTGCAAAAAGAATATAAGTCAGACAAGCTAACCAGCATTTTCGGGGCAGAACAAGCCAAAAGAATGAACGATTTTGGTCGGGTTCTAGCATTTAATTCGCAAAGTGTTCCGGGCGGTGAGCTAGTTGCATCTAGTATCTCAATGGCACCGTGGAAGAATCTGGACAAGTTGTTGCGCTTAACTTTGATCGGGCGCATGACTTCATCTAATTTGTTTTATAAAAACTTTGATGACCAATACAAAGCCTTAAAGGGTGCTAGTGGGCCTGAAAGAGCCAAAGGCGTTGGGCGTATTTTAGGTGAAATACTGTCCGCTGCGGCGAAACAAACAACCGCGCAATCTACTGCGGCAGGCGTAACTGATGTTAAAAAACAAGGCGAAGCACTGTTGGGCAACGCACTAAAACAAGCTATGCCCCCGGCCCAACCAAAGCAAACCCGAACAAGTGTTCCAGATGTGCAGCCGGGAAGTTTGCCTGAACAACAAATGATACCGGGACAGCAACCTAGTCTACGAGAAAGAGCCGCCCAAAACCCTGCGGCGGCGGCTACTTTACTTGGCGGTTTGGGAAGCGCAGGGCTGCTTTAGTCTTCAAGTTCCATGACAGTAGATGCAGAACCAATGCCGCCTGTACTGGCAGGTCTATAACCACGCTTGGCATTCTGTATCTGTAGGTAAGCAACGTCGATCAGCCTTGAAAGCTGACGCCCCAATGGTCGGTCCTCTTGCGCTGCAACGTATTTCAATTTATCGTATGCCTCTGTTGTAAGGCCAACAGACTTGTATTCTTTTGGATTTGGCATAAAGGTTCCTTTCCCAAACATGGCGTCACAAAGACCATATAATCCCAGAAGATTTGGGTCAAGGCCCAAGTACGGTAATAAGAAAGTTGTGGTTCACAACATCAAGTTCGATTCAAAGTGGGAATCAGAACGCTATTTATATCTACACGCACTAGAACGGGCTGGCACCGTCAGAAACTTGGAACTGCAAGTCAGGTTCAATCTAATCGTTAATGACCAGAAGATATGCGCCTATGTTGCCGACTTTAGATACGAACGCGAGAACAAAGATGGCGTGTGGGAACAAATTGTTGAAGACGCAAAAGGCGTGGAAACCCCTGAATTTAAACTAAAAAAGAAGTTGATGAAGGCTTGTTTAGGCATTGAAATATATTTAACCAAAAAAAATAGTTGACACGTATGCCAGCACTTGCTAGGTATTGGGAACTTGTAGCAAAGAAGGAATATACGCATGAACAGTATGGAACTGTTTGAGCGGCGCGACGAACTCAAGTCAGTAATCACTGACCTTCGTGCCGAACTCAAAAACGTAGACGATCAACTATCAGATTTATTTCTGCCATTGGCGCGTGATGCACTACGGGCAGACGGTAAAGACTTTGGTACTGCGCATATTGTCGAAGGCAATGTGGCTATGAAAGTCAACGTTGGTAAAAAGGTCACTTGGGATCAAGACGTACTGCGTGACACATTCAACAGCATGACGCCTGAGAATGCACAGCACTACGCAAAGCTGACCTACGCTGTGGAAGAGCGCAAGTATACAACCGCTCCACCCGCAATCAAAGCAACACTAGAAGCCGCCCGTACTACAGAAGTCGGACGCTTTACAGTAGAAGTCGAGGACAAGTAATGGGTTTCCAAATCATCACAGCCGATCAACGGCTATCTGAAAAGAAAGGTCACAAGATTGTGATCTGTGGTCAAAGCGGTGTGGGTAAAACCACACTCGCTAGAACTCTGGGCGAACGCACATTGTTCGTTGACCTAGAAGCTGGTGACTCAGCTATCGAAGGGCATCCTATTGATGTGATGCGTCCGCAGTCATGGCCTGAGTGTCGTGATCTTGCATGCTATCTTGGTGGGCCAAACCCATCACTGGCAGAAGATCAGCCATACAGCCAAGCACACTATGATTTTCTGTGTGCAGAAGAGGGTGATCCAACTGCGCTAGTAGCAAAGTATGACACGCTGTTCGTGGACTCAATTACAGTAGCAGGGCGCTTGTGCTTTTCATGGTGCCAGCAACAACCAGAGTCGCGGTCTGACCGCACAGGTAAACTGGATACCCGTGCAGCATACGGTCTGCATGGTCGTGAAATGATGCAGTGGCTAACTCATTTGCAGCATATACGCGAAAAGAATGTGATCTTTGTTGGCATCTTGGATGAAACCACAGATGACTACAGCCGCAAGCAATACAACTTGCAGATCGAAGGAAGCAAGACAGGGCGCGAATTGCCCGGAATTGTTGATGAAGTAATTACAATGGCTATCCTTACAGGAGAAAATGGGCCGTATCGCGCATTTATCTGTCAGCCATTGAATGAATGGGGTTATCCTGCCAAGGATAGGTCTGGTCGATTGGCTACACTTGAGGAACCACACTTGGGTAAACTTATCGATAAAATGAGTTCACAACTTTCAGCAAATGGGAAACCGTTGGATTTTGTAAAACCAGAAACGCAGCAAAGCGAAGGAAATAAAAATGTTTAATCTTAATGAAACACCAGCAGATGATGGCGGAAACCGTGAGTTTTCGCTCATTCCAAACGGCGCAATCAGTCGTGCAGTTATCGTTGTGAAAAGCGGCGATATTGAACTGCCTGAGTTTGGTCAGGGCCAGTGGTTCAAGCAATCACAAAGTTCCGCCGCAAAGTGGATGGAACTAGAATTTACCTGCATCGGCGGTGAGTTCGACAGACGTAAGTTCTGGTCTAAAATCTTTGTTGATGGCAACAAAATGGGCAAGAGCGGTATGCCGCTGGCTAAAGAAATTGGTCTGCGAACACTGCGTCAGATTGTGGAAAGCGCAAACAATCTAAAGGCCAGCGATATGTCGGACGAAGCCCAACAGCGCAGAAATATCTCTGGCGTGTTTGACTTGAACGCTATGGAGATTTGTGCCAAGATTGGCATCAAGAAAGGCACCAACGGGTATAGTGATCAAAATCAATTGATGGCTGCGTTAACGCCAGATCAAAAGGGGTTCATTGCTACCGCGTCAGCGCCAATGCAATCAACGCCAGCAGCGCAAGCAGGATACCAGCAACCACAGGCACCAGCACCTCAAGCTGGAAGTCCCGTGCCAAGCTGGGCGCAGAGGTAGTAGCGGCAAGGCCATTCCGCGCCTGCTACCACGGATGGGGGGCCGTGGGCCGTGAACCCCCCAATTTTCTTTTAGCGAAGAGGTGAAACATGCGACCGACTTACGAAGTAAGTCAGGACTTGCTTAATGAGCAAGATATTATCCTGCGTTTTATAAATCATTTTGGGGGTCATCTTACTCCCTTTAAAATGCCAATCCAATATAAATTAGATTTCTGTTTAGGAGATGGAAGTTCAGCTAAAGTTTTTGCTGAAGTAAAAGTTCGGAAAAACAACAAAGAGAAATATTCGACTTATATAATTTCTTTGTCAAAAGTTATGGCCGCTAAATCTATAAAAGAATCTACTGGTTTAGATACCGTCATTATAGTTGGATGGACTGACTGTATTGGTTATACAAACTTAAATAATGATTGGCCTATTAAAGTCGGTGGTAGAACTGATCGTAATGATTGGCAGGACATAGAGCCTTTAGCACACATACCAATCTCAGAATTTACAGTCATTGGAGCAAATCAATGATACTACGCCCCTATCAAGAGGTGGCGATTTCAGACGCTATTACGGCGCTGGACACCCACAAAAATACAATCGTAGTTGCTCCCACAGGCGCAGGAAAAACCATTATGTTGTCTGCGCTCATTGGTAAACGGCACCAAGAGGGCAAACGCATTCTTGTGTTGCAGCACCGCGATGAACTTGTATCGCAAAATCGCGAAAAGTTTCTAAAGGTAAACCCGAACATATCCACCAGCGTTGTCAATGGCACAATTAAAAAGTGGGACGGTGATACCATATTCTCAATGGTTCAAACCCTGTCACGCGAAAACAATCTGCGCCACAGGCCCAAGTTCGATATGGTTGTTGTAGATGAAAGCCACCATGTAGCCGCTGACACCTATATGCGGATTATCGAAGCGGTCAAAGAAGACAACGAACACGCTGAGATAGTTGGTTTTACAGCCACGCCTAATCGCGGGGATGGTAAAGGTCTGCGCAGTATATTTAATAATTGCTCACACCAGATAGAATTAGCCACGCTGATACGCGAAGGCTTTCTAGTGCCACCGAAGGCTTACGTTGTCGATGTTGGCGTCACAGAGGCTCTGGAAGGGGTCACACGGCGCGGTAATGACTTCGACATGGACGAGGTTGCGCGAATAATGAATAAGCGCGTCATTAACGAACGTGTGGTCACTGAATGGAAAGAACGTGCAGGGGATCGAAAGACCGTTGTATTCTGTTCCACAATCAATCACGCACAAGATTTGCTGGATATGTTTATCGAACATGACATAAACGCAGAAATGGTTATCGGGGATACGCCCAAGCCAGAGCGCGAACAAATCCTGCATGACCTTGAGTTCGGTGACGTACAAGTTGTGGTAAACGTAGCAGTGCTGACCGAAGGCTTTGATGCACCGCCTGTATCTTGTGTGGTTCTAACCAGACCCTGCTCATTTAAATCAACAATGGTGCAAATGATTGGGCGCGGTCTGCGCATTCTTGATCCAGAAATTTATCCTGACCAAATCAAGAAAGACTGTATCGTGCTAGACTTCGGTAGCAGCATTCTAACGCATGGTGCGTTGGATGAAGCAGCTAACCTAGATGGCAAGCCCAAAAACCCCAACGGGGAAGCGCCAGAAAAACAATGTCCAGAGTGCGGATTCATTAACCCTCTCAACGTCAGAATGTGCGTTGAGTGTGGCTATGAGTTCCAAAGCCAAGACACAGAAGAATTGGTGGACTTCACGCTGACAGAATACGACCTCATGGAACTATCACCGTTCCTTTGGATGGATATATTTGGCAATGGCTCATGCCTCATGGCAATGGGCTTCAATGGCTTTGGTGTAGTCGGCACAGTGGGCGATACATCTATTGGGCTAGTCAAGGCTCAGAACGGGCGCAAGGTACGTTCAGTCGCCATTGGCGGCAAGGTGCAAGCCATGTCAGCCGCAGATGACTTCATGCGTGAAATAGAAGACAGCAGCGGTGCCAACAAATCTAAACGCTGGCTCAATGAGAGGGCCACAGACAAGCAACGTGAGGCTTTGCGCAGGGGTGGGGTTCAAGTAAGCGCAATGGACTTCTCATGGACAAAATACAAAGCCGCGTGTTGGCTAAACTATCTGTGGAACAAAGAACAAATAGATGCAGCCGTGGAAAGAATAGCTGAATGACATATGAGGCAAAGCCGCTCATAACCCTGCGACAGAAAAATAGCTGTCCAGTGGTACACGTTTGGAAAAACGGCAAAGAAGTGGCTAGAATAGAATTAACGCCAAGAGAAACAACTGAATTAATAAAAGGCTTGGCAGAAAGGCTGGAAATAAATGGCACGTATAGAACTTGAACTAACAGCCATAGTTTACGACAACAGCGAGTTTGGCTGTGAAGAATACAAAATCGTTGCCTTTGTATCGGATTGGAACGATGGCGAACAAGTCACCCAAGCCGCAGGAAAGGCAGTGCAAGACCACATGGAACACTCAAAAAAATTATGTATTGGGGGCTGCGCAAAAATATTCGTAGATAAAGAAAAAGTAGCAGATGCTATATTTCAAAACCCGGAAGCAGATGAGGGGCTATTCGACAAAGCCGCAGAGTTGTTCGGGTTAGAAGAGGGGACAATTCATTGAATTACGAATCAGCAAAAGAACCAATGGAAGAGTTGTCATTCATACTTGGATACTTTGGCTGGGGTACGCGGTTCTGCGACCTGACAGAAGAACAAGTCCAAGTGTTGATATTCGCACTGCAAGAATCCAAAAAAATTACGGAGACGGTAAATGTCGGAAACCTTGAAGAAGCCTACTATAAGTCAACAGGCAGTTGGCCTTCTACTTCAATCCCATTCTAGGGAACCAGACCCAATAGCCGAACAAATCAAAGAGGCTGTGGATCAGGGGATCGTTAAAGGCGAAAAGAAACGGGAACGGCGTAAGTATATCGGTGCATCCAGTATCGGTGATGAATGCTCACGCAAAATACAGTACCGATACCTCAACAGGCCCATTGATGAAGGCAAAGAATTTACCGCACGAACACTGCGGATATTTCAATTCGGTCATAATATCGAAGACTATGCCGCCAAGTGGATACAGGACGCAGGGTTTGACCTACGCACAGAGGACAAAATGGGTGAACAGTTTGGGTTCTCAATCGCTGATGGTGAAATACGCGGTCACATAGACGGCGTTGTCTGTGATGGCCCCGTAAAAGCGCCATATCCTATGCTGTGGGAATGCAAATCAGCCAATGACAATAAGTTTAGAGCGTTTGAAAAGCACGGCGTTGCTAAGGCAAATCCAGTGTATGCTACCCAAGTGGCACTGTACCAAGCATATATGGAGTTAACAGAAACACCTTGTTTGTTCACCGTAGTCAATAAAAACACCAGCGAGATATACTATGAAATAATCCCTTTCAATCAAGGGCTTGCACAGGAAGCCAGCGATAGGGCAGTAAATATCTTGACGGCTGCAAAAGCAAATGACATTCTACCACGCATCGCACAAAGCAAAGATTTCTTTCTTTGCAAGTTCTGTGAGTATCAGGATTCGTGCTGGGGGGAGCAAACACAATGACACTAAAAATTGATAAAAATGTACCAATTCCTTCTGCCGATAGCAAAACCCTTAACATTGCTGCGCGTTTAGAAATTGGTGACAGTGTTTTATTCGTGGGAGATGGCGAGTTCCCACACGCAAATGCCCGTGCAGAGTATTTTAAAACGTGTGCTAAAAAACATGGGTTTAAAACTATAAAAAGAAGAGACTATGAGGCAGAACCCGAACATGTTCCAGAAACAGCCAGAATCATTGACTCTAGTTGGGTTTGCTACAGGGTTTGGCGAATTGAATAAAACAGCAATAGTGGGGCATTCCAAGGCTGATCGGAACACCCCACATTTTGTATCAGGATGAGTGATAAGGACAACATAATGACAATATTACGCTTTGGCAACACAACTAGCCAGCTTACAGATAAAATTTCTAACCTTGTGCCACGCACAACACAGCTTCAAGATTTGTTCGATACATACCCAAATGGTGTGCGTCACGGCACTACATTTATGATCGGGTCGTTCCAAGGTGAAGCAGGTAGTTCGCTGCAAATTAACATAGATATTCATGGCCCTAACTTTATGCGCGGTCAGGATTGGGCCACAGGTGATGGCATCGGGGGTATAACCAAAATCCTCATGGAAGGTCGGGGCTGGACTAGCAGAGAAGTCGCCGCGCACTATCAATCGTTCCTCGGAACGACACAAGAACCAGCGCCAGAAAACCCAATCAAACCCGAACTTGCCAATAAACCAAGCCCGGAACCAATTCCTCTGCAACAACCCGAACAAGTAGGCGCAAAAAAGGTCTACAATTTAGATACGCCCTACGATGATGAATATACATACACTGACGCTGACGGCGTTGTGCTTGTCACAGTCCGTAAATACGTGGAAGAAAGCGAAAACGGCGAAGTTAAAAAGCAATTCCGCCAGTTTATGAACGGGCGCATGGGTCTGCCAGAGCCAAGACCCCTATATAACATCCCGAACATTTTGGATGCAGAAACAGTTATATGGGCCGAAGGCGAGAAATGCGCTGATGCACTAACTAGCATGGGCTTTGCAGCTACCTGTACTATCGGGGGCGCAGGAATGCTATCGGAACGTGTCGCCCATAAGTTTGATTTCTCACCACTTGAAGGTAAGGACGTAATCCTTTGGCCCGACAACGATAAAGCGGGTCGGGACTTGGCTGCACTCGTAGAACGCCTCGCCAAAGAAGCGGGGGCCAAATCAACGCTCATGCTTCGTGCGCCATTCGGGAAGCCCGAAAAGTGGGACGCCGCAGACGCACTAGACGAACAATTTGACGTTCACAGGTTTATCCGCAGTAGCCAAAGCAAAATCAAAAAGCCAATACACCTGCTGGACGATAGCCTAAACATCGGGACTTACTTCGTAGGTCGCGCACCCGAACAAGAGTATCTAATCAACGGCACAATACCACTAGGCGTTCCAACTATATTCGCCGCTGCTGGCGATAGCGGTAAAGGCATGATGACGCTTGATCTGGCTATGAAAGTCGCATCGGGCGAACCTATGCAATCGTCATTCGGGGGCATGGTATCCACATTCGGGGATGCAATCATTCTATCCGCAGAAGATGATAAAGACGAAATGCACAGGCGAATAGAACGCATGGACCCTATGGGTAAGCGCCGCGAATACCCGAACAATTTGAAAATCTTGCCGTTACCTAACCTCGGCGGTGTGTTTCCAATCATGCAAAAGATCGACAACAGCTACGTTATGGGCGAAGAATTTGGACGCATCTACGATCAAATCCTAGAAATGCAGAACCTCGCACTGTTGGTGATCGACCCAATGGCTTCATTCGTACACGCAGATGTAAACGCTGATCCAGCCGCAGGAGCCGCATTCATGGGTATGCTTGCGCAAATCTCAACTGAAACAGGCGCTACAGTCATGGTCAATCACCACATGGCTAAAATCAAAGACAACGATCCCGTCACAACACCAGAACAAGCGCGTAATCTCATTCGGGGTACGTCAGCTATCGTTGATGGCGTCCGCTGCGCATTTACCGTGTGGAACGTAGAAGAACGGCTAG